TTGAAGAAGGGTACCGGATAGACCGGTACCCTGAAACAACTGGTACCTGTTTTTTCTTTTATTAATCAACAAAGTACCAGTAGGTTCCAGTTAGATAAGTAGATTGGAAAGGGGAAGAAACGGAGAAAAGATATAAGTGAATACTAATACAAATGTATCGGTTTACGTATACAGGGGGAGTGTGAAAATCGGTACCAACTGGTACCGGTACCTCCGACCCAAAAACGGCCATGAGAAAGGAAGAAAAATGCAACTGAGCAAAGAAGAGATTGAACAGTTGGAAACCAAAGTGCGCGCGGCTGCGCAACAGGCGATTGCGTATCCCACCGACGCCTTGCCTGACGGCATGCGAACGCTAGTGGACATGCAGTTGGGTACGTACCACACCTACACCCACGTCGCGGCGTTGACCCTTCTTCACCTCGCCCGCCTAGCCACCGCTGTCGAATCCCTCGCGAAAACCCTGAACGGGACGGCCGCGAGTGAGCAAATTGACTGGGATACACGGACACCCCCCCAGGCCGTGGAGGTGCATCTCGACCCGCCGGTGATCGATCCTGCGAACTCCGTCGTCGACCCGGACCACTACGCATGAGCGCCAAGGTCCTGATTACGACACGAGAGGCCGCCGCGTTGATGGGCATCCAGGTCAAGACCCTGATTGTGATGCGCTGTATCGACAAGGATGGCAAGTACCGGGGCGTGCTTCCGATCAAACGCGCCAATGGCCATTTGATGTGGCCCAAGGCAGATTTGGAGAAGCTGAAAGCCGCTAAAACCAATCATTAGATTTTACTTATATAAGCATTCGCTTATGTGTCATAATTTCTCAATCCGTAATGGAGTTACGTATGCTGGAACAAGCCCCTCTGGAATCGACTGTCGAGATATACCTGGTTCGCCGGGTCAAGGCGCTTGGCGGCAAGGTTCTGAAATTCGTTTCACCAGGTAACGCGGGGGTTGCAGACCGTCTGATTCTGCTGCCCAAGGGGGTTCATGCCTTCGTTGAGACAAAGCGCCTGGGCGAGCCCCTGGACCCCCTGCAGGAGAAGTTCGCGAGGGATTGCAAGGCGCTCGAGCACGGCTGTTATCGCGCCTCCTGCGTGACCGCGGTGGACATCCTGTTGCAAAAGCTGGAGTTTGAGCTCGCGTTGTGCGGGGGGATCGATGACTGAGTCCCTGGCGCTCAGGCCCTATCAGGACCGTATGCAAAAGCACCTGATCGCCCACCCCTATTGCGCGCTGTGGGCGGATATGGGCGCCGGCAAAACGGCCACGGTGTTGTCGGCCATTCTCCGGCTTGTCGAGGACCTCGATGTCGCGCGGGTGTTGGTGGTGGCGCCGAAACGGGTGGCCCTCAACATGTGGCCGGCAGAGGTCGCGAAGTGGGCGCAATTCCAGGGGCTCTCTGTCCGCGTGCTCACCGCCAAGGATTTTGGCTTGCAGTTCCGCGAGGTGGCGATCAAACGCCGGGGAGAGGAGACTCTCGTCAAACGGCTGACCCCCACAATCGCGCCACAGGCGTTTTTCACCGGTGAGACGATCACCACGATCAGTCGAGACCTTCTGCACGTCCTGGTGGCGCTGCTGGGCCGCCGGGGGTGGTGTTTTGACATGCTGGTCCTCGACGATGTGGGGATGCGTGACTCCGGAGCGAAGAAGTTCGCGGCAGTCAAAGCGCTGCGCACGCACGGCTGCCTGGGCCGGTTGGTGCAGCTCTCCGGCACCCCTCGCCCGAAGAGTCTGCTGGACTTGTGGCCACAGCTCTATCTGCTCGACCAAGGCCAGCGACTGGGCCGCACGATGACCGGGTACAAGGCGCAGTGGTTTGTGCCGGATAAGCGTAGTCGGGATGGTCGTCAGGTATTCAGCTACCGCCCGATACCCGGCGCCGAGGACGACATTTTCAAGCGTGTCTCGGATATCTGCGTGAGCCTGCTGCCTGAGGACGTGGTGCAACTGCCCGAGCGCACAATCAACGTGATCCCACTGCAGCTCACCGGCCGAGCGCGCGAGGCGTACCGACAGATGGCCCGGCATCAACTTTTCACGGTCGACGGTGCCGATATCACCGCCGGCAATGCCGCGGTGCTGGTCGGCAAGCTGCTGCAGCTGGCCAGTGGCGCGGTCTATGACGAGGACGGGCGGGTTCAGCGCATTCACGACGTGAAGATGGAATGCCTGGAAGAGGTGATCGAATCCCTCAATGGCGTGCCGCTACTGATCGGGTATTGGTTCGCACACGAACGCGATCGAATCAAAGCCCGGTTTCCGCAGGCGGTCGAACTCAACGATTACCCCGACACAGAGGACCGCTGGAATCGCGGCGAAATCGACCTCCTGATGCTGCACCCCCAGGGTGGCGCGCACGGGCTCAATCTCCAGTTCAACGACGGCCAGGGATTCTGGTTTGGCCCGATTCATGATTATGAGCTGTGGCAGCAGTGGAACAAGCGGCTGCATCGACCGGGACGAAAAACCCCGGTGATGATCCACGTGCCGATTATCTCCGACACCATCGAGCGCGAGGTGCTGGAGAGTCTGGGGCCAAAAGGGGAAGGTCAAGACAGACTGCTGCGCGCAGTACGGATTGAGGTGGAGAAACTCACAAAGGTGGCGGCATGAGCGCGGACATACTCGACGACGCTAGCGCACGGGAGCAGCAGGCACGCGACAGGGCGATCGCCGCGGCTCGCCAGGCCTCGCGCAGCACTCGCCCCGTGATCTGGCACACCCACTGCGCCTGGTGCCATGAGCCTTCGCCCGACGGCCGGGAGTACTGCAATTATGGCCAGGACAGTTGTGCGATGGACGCTCGCCGGGAGCAGGAGATCAAAAAGAGGCAGGGGTTGCGATGAGCGTTCGCGAGGGAGGTCTGACCCTCCCATCTCTGCCAAGTGACGGGGGTCACTCTTTCAAAATTTCCACTATCATGATAGATATAATCAATCGATAATTGGATTTACGATAGATGATGGCTATTAGTCTGGTGCCATGCCTTGAGATTGTGTCGCAGATCACGATGGCCGCGGCGGCGGCCGAGCGGGATCAGAAGGATTGTGAGATGGCTGAGCCAAGGCGCCCATCGGCTATCCGATCAAAGGTGACGGCCTCCGTGCTTGATTTCTTGCGGGTGTCAGGAAAATTCGTGCGGGAGCACGAAGTGCGCAGGGCGCTTGGGATCGCGCATCCGGCGGCTTGCTGGGCTCTGCTCAGTCTGCGGAAAAATGGGCTGGTCGATGCGGTACCGGATACGGCGCGGAATTCTAGGTATTTGCGGTATCGGGCGAAGCGGTCGTAAAAAAGGAGCCGATAGGATATGCCGTTTGTCAAAGGGCAACCGAGAACTCCTGGGTCTGGCCGCAAACCTGGGTCGCAGAACATGACGAGCCAGAAGCTAAAAGAGCTGATATTCAACGCTCTACAGCAGCAGGAGGGAGGAGCGCTTGCGTATCTCAAGGCGAGAGCGACTGACGAGCCTCGGGCGTTCATGGCGCTGCTAGGGAAACTGCTCCCTACCCAGATCACTGGCGACGATGAGGGTGGGCCTGTGCGCATCGAGACGATCACCCGCCGAGTAATCAGGCCGCCGGACGCTGACTAATGGGCGGGCGAGACCTGGTCCTGGATACTCCAGCGGTGTTCGAGCCTCTGCTGTATCCAGGTATGCGATACAGAGGCGCACATGGCGGCCGGGCAAGCGGGAAATCCCATTTTTTCGCTGAGAAACTGGTCGAGGAAGCGGTTGTGTCGCCAGGGGACCGAGGCGGCGAAGGCCTGCGTGCGGTGTGTGTGCGAGAGGTGCAGCGGACGCTGGCCAGCTCGTCGAAACTGCTCATCGAGGACAAGATCAGGAGGATTGGCCTAGGGCGTCTGTTCCGGATCTATGAGGATCGCATCAAAACTCCCGGAGATGGACTGATCATATTCCAGGGGATGCAGAACCACACCGCCGAGTCTGTCAAATCACTGGAGGGATTCCGAGTAGCGTGGATCGACGAGGCGCAGTCGATCAGCGGAAGGTCGCTTGATCTGCTACGGCCGACGATTCAACGAGTGGCCGGCGCCGAGATTTGGGCAAGCTGGAATCCGCGCCGGCCGACAGACGCAATCGATGTGCTCCTGCGCGGCGCTGAGCAGCCGACCGGATCAGTTGTGGTGCGCGCGAACTGGAGGGACAACCCGTTCAGGACGCCAGAGACCGATCAGGAGCGCGCCGACTGCCTGCGAATCGACCCTGACAGCTATCCGCACATCTGGGAAGGCGAGTATGCCACGGCGCATAAGGGCGCATATTTCACCCGCGAGCTGTCCGCTTTGCGTGCCGAAGGCCGTCTGTGCGCTGTCCCCGTCGACCCTCTCATGACAGTGCATCTGTTCTGGGACATCGGCGGCACAGGCGCCGCTGCGGATGCGTGCTCGATCTGGGCGCTGCAGCGGATCGGCCGAACAATCGGCGTCATTGACTACTACGAGGCTTCCGGTCAGCCGCTCGCAGCTCACGTCGCTTGGCTGCACTCCAGAGGATACAAGCCTGGCGCCAATGTCCAGCTATGGCTTCCGCATGACGGCGTACAGCACGACAAGGTGTTTCAAGTCACGTACCAGAGCGAACTGGAAAAGGCCGGGTACGACGTGACCGTCGTCAAAAATCAGGGCGCAGGTGCTGCCATGGCGCGCGTGCAAGCTGTTCGCCGACTCCTGCCTCAGTGCGCCGTCGATCCGCGATGCTCGCCAGGTGTCGAGGCGCTTGGTTGGTATCACGAGAGGCGCGACGAGAACAGGAATTGCGGACTCGGACCTGAGCACGATTGGTCCTCGCATGCCGCGGACGCATTCGGCCTGGCAGCTATCGTGATGATCGACGCACTGAGCAGCGGGACACCGACAGGGTCGCCGACGATGCAACGGGCGCGTCGCCCAGCGTGCTGGAGATCCTGAGAATCAATCATGGTATATCTGCTAGCTGAATAGCATGGCGCGCGCACGATGGCAGAAGAACTTTCGCTCGACGAGTACACCGATTTCTGGACTGAAATTCAGGAGCAGCCGCCGTGGCGCACAAAATCCGATCGCGAGGCTGACTACGTCGACGGCAATCAACTGGATGCTGAGATCCTGCAGAGAATGGCCGAAATAGGAATCCCGCCGGCCATCGAACCTCTGATGGGGCCTGTACTGTCCTCGGTCCTTGGCATGGAAGTGCGGAATCGCGGGGACTGGATCGTGCGGCCGCAGTCGCAGGACGATAGCTCAGATGTGGCTGACGCGCTTGGCTTCAAGCTGCATCAGGCAGAGCAGCGGTCAAAAGCAGATGTCGCCTGCTCCGAGGCGTTCAAGACACAGATCGGCCTCGGAATAGGTTGGTGCTATGTGGGTCGGGAAGAAGATCCGTTCCGTTATCCGTACAAAGTCGAAGCTGTCCACCGGAATGAGATTTTCTGGGACTGGTTCGCAAAGCCGGACCTGTCGAATGCCCGCTATCTGATCCGCCGGCGCTGGTTCGACAAGCGCATTCCAGAGCTGATTTTTCCGAAGCATGCCGGGTTGATCCGGCATACGACGAGCGGATGGTTCGATTACGGCGTGGGCCATTTCATGACCGATGCGGCCGGGTCGCTGCCTGATCTGTTCGCCAGCCAGGAACAGGAGCGCACATGGTCAATCGAGGAATCGCAATGGCGCAATTCGTCGCAGAACCGTGTCGCCCTCTGCGAGTGCTGGTATCGCCGATGGAATCGCGTCACCGTCATCAGATCTCCGGACGGCCGAGTGGTCGAGTACGACCGGAAAAACTCGGCGCATGTGGTCGCAGTGGCAAAAGGGATTGTATCGGTCGATAGCGCGATTGTGTCGCGAGTGCGATTGTCGTGGTGGCTCGGGCCGCACAAGCTGGCGGATGTCGATCATCCAGAGCAGCACGGAAAATTTCCGTATGTCCCGTTCTGGGGGATGCGCGAGGATCGGACCGGAGTGCCGTTTGGGTTGGCTCGTGGGATGGTCTATTTGCAGGATCAGATCAACGCTCTGCACAGCAAATCGCAATGGATGATGGCGGCTCGCCGAGTAGTCCGGACTCAGGGCGCGGTGGTCGGGGAGGATGAGCAATTCAGGCAGGAGGTTGCCAGGCCGGACGCGGACATCATACTGGACGCGAAGGCGATGCGCGACGGCGGCATTTTCAAGGTCGAAACGGACTTGGAACTAACGCAGCAGCAGTTCCAGCGTCTGGCCGATTCGAGAGAGGCTATTCGGCGAGTCGGAGGAATCTACTCTGAATTCCAGGGACAGAACTCGAACACAACCAGCGGCGTGCAATTCAACAGCCAGGTTGAGCAGAGCAATCAGAGCCTCGCCGACATCCTGGACAATTTCAAGACGGCGAGAACGGAAGTGGGCGAGATTCTGCTATCTCTGATCATCGCGGACACGATCGGAAAACAGGAGGACGTTTTCCTGGATGGCGGCGGGTTGGTCGATGACCGCACGATCGGAATCAATGTTCCGGCCGTCGACGAGGACGGTTTCGAGTACCTCGATAATGACGTTTCCCGCGTTGCGCTGACAGTAGGGATTGACGACGTTCCGTCTGCCGCAACGTTCAAGCAGCAGCAGCTCAACGCGATGACCGAGGCGTTCAAGGTCATGCCGGCACAGTATCAGTCGGTGATGATTCCGTTCCTGCTGTCGCTGATGGATCTGCCGAAAAGTGCCGATCTGATCAAGGAGATCCGTGCGGCAGCGTCTGCTTCTTCGCCTGAACAAGTCGAGCAGCAGATCAAACAGGCTGTCGATCAGGCGCTGGTCAAATCACGAGCAGAAATAGAGCTGGAAAAGCTTCGCCAGAACAAGCCGCTGATCGATGCGCAGGTCAGCAAACTGGCCGCCGAAGCGGCAACCAAAGCTGTCGAGGGATTTTTCTCGGCAACACAGGCGGCCAACCAGATTGCCATGCTGCCAGGGCTCGCGCAATCAGCGGATCAGATATTGAGGTCTGCTGGAATGCCGGACCGAGATGCAGCGCCGCTTATCGCGCCAGTTCCGAATGGAACGCCTTCGGCTGACCTTCAGCAAAACACTTCCCCGGCCTTCCCTGCCAATCCGTCTGTTGGGCTCAAGACCGGGATAGAGGGCGGGCAACAACCCCCATTCAGTGAAGGGTAATCATGAGTTCATTGCAAGAAACCGCTGTTCGCTACGGCGCCGTGACGCCAAGCGACTCGACCGAGTTGAAATTCAAAGCGCTGTACATCGGCGGCGCAGGATCTGTAGTGATCCGGCAGGCTGGGTCTGACATCGGAGCAGTAACGTTTGCCGCCGTTCCTGCTGGTACGCAGCTCTTGGTGTCTGGAAATCGCGTGATGGCCGCCAGTGGCGCAACCAATATCGTATGGCTCGATTGGTAGTCAAAATCAATCATGCTAAAAAGGCAGCAGCCCGCCGTGATGGCGCGCGATCCGCAGCAGATGGAGGCGGAGGCCCTTCGGGGCCAATGCCATTTTCGTAACGCCCGCTTACATCTCGCCCGCAGCACAAGCGATATGTGACCGGATAGCCCGCCGTGATGGCGCGCGAGTCCTGTAGATGGAACGGTAGATGGAAAAAGATTTGTCATACTTCATGGAGCACCCTGAAGAATTCGACCAGCTTTCAGACGAAGATCGTATGTCGCTGCATATCGGCGAGTCGATCGAGGGCGAGATTACAGGCGAATCGCCCGACGCCAGCACTGAAAAGTCAGCCGAAGGTGCGACAAAGAACGAAGCGCAGACAGCCGCAGAGGAACCCATTGTCGTGGTGGCCAAGGACGGGAAGCACACGATCCCGTTCGAGGAACTGCAACGGGCCAGAGACGAGGCCAAATACTGGCAGGCGCAAGCCGAGGAAGCCAGCCGGCTCGCTCAACAATCCCAATCAGAGCAGCAGCAGAATCAGCCAGCCGCCGTCGATCTGAAGCAGCTTCGCCGCGAGCTTCGCGAGGCGATGTTGCTTGAGAACGACGCCAGGATCGAGGAGCTTGAGGCGCAGATTGACGAGGAGATCAGCTGTAAGGCTGAAGCCAGGGCAATCCAAGTCCTTCAGCAACAGGCGGCGCAGGCCGAAGAGCGAGCGATTTCAGCTACTGCCGAGATCCTGATCAAAACATATCCCGACCTGGATCACACAAAGCCTGGCGCCAACCTGGAAGCCATCGCGACCGTGCAGGCGCTGAGTGCGATGTACGTCAACAAGGGCTCTACTCGCGCTCAGGCGCTGGTGGACGCTGTTGATCGGGTGGCCAAGCTCTATGGGATGGGAGAGAAGGCGAAAGCTGACCTTCCGGATGAAGCCGCGATGGCGAAGGCGGAAGCTGACCTTCCGGATGAAGCCGCGATGGCGAAGGCGGAAAAAGTTATCGCACAGGCCAGCGCAAAGGCAAAGGTGCCGTCAAGCCTTTCGTCAATTCCTGCGGCAGCAACCCCACCAACAGATGAGTTGCAGGCGCTGTCGTCGATGTCTGTGCAGCAGGTTCAGGACAAGCTCATGAGCATGCCGCGAGAAAAAATATTGGCCGTTCTGTCTCGACAGATGTAGCCGGCCATTTTGATTCACCGCCGTGATGGCGGAATTTTCCTCATACAGGAGCAGTAAAAATGGCAACCACAGCAGTCCCTTATGGGTCTGACCAACAGGTCAAGATCCAGTCGGTCGGCCTGTTCGCTGCATGCATGCAGCGCAAGACCGGCCTCAATCGGATGGCCGGCGCAATGTCCAAGCAGGCAGACGCCAGCGGCAATATTCGACTCGTCAGCACCAACAAGAAGCCGATCGTTCGGGTTCAGGAACTCTCCAAGTCGGCCGGCGATGAGGTGACATTCGACCTTGTCAACCCGGTCAGAGCCATTCCGATCATGGGCGACGAGTGGGCGCAGGGGAAGGGCTCCGTGCTCACGTTCGCACAGGACCGGCTGCGGATCAATCAGGCTCGATTCCCGATCAGCGCAGGCGGCGCAATGTCGCAACAGCGCACGCCGCATCAGCTCCGGCCGTTAGCACAAGATGTCGCGCTATCGTCACTTGAGCGATTCTCGGATCAGGCATCTTTGGTCCATCTGGCCGGCGCACGAGGATTCCACGACAACATCGAGTGGTGCGTTCCGACCACGGCGCATGCCGACTTCTCGAAAGTGATGGTCAACATCGTACGCGCTCCGACCAGAAACCGCCATTTTCTATCGACCGGATCTGGCCTTGAGCAGGTGCCAACCGGAGGCTATACGATCGCCACGACTGACGTGATGAACTCTGATGTCGTGGACGGCATCGCCACTTGGCTGGATGGCATGGCCCTTCCTCTGCCTGGGGTCGAATTCGAGAATGACGAGGCGGCGGCTGATTCGCCTGTGCGCGTGCTGATGGTATCCGCCGAGCAGTACAACTCGTTCATCCAGAGCACCAATTTCCGGACGCTGCAAGCGCAGGCCATCTCTCGGGCGCAAATGGCCAAGAACCACCCGGTTTTCCTCGGCGACGCGCTGCTCTGGCGAGGGATTCTCATCCTCAAGATGCCGCGGCCGATCCGTTTCTATCCTGGAGATACGGTCCAGTGGTGCGCGTCCACCACCTCGGCAACCGAGACGGCCGGGACGATTCCTGCGCTCGGCTCCGGGTACGCAGTCGATCGCGCCATTCTGCTCGGCGGTCAGGCGCTCGCGGAGGGATTCGGTCGGCACAACGGAAGTGGAAGTTCATATTTCACCGCAGAAGAAACGACCGACTTTGGCAATCAGCGTGAGTACGTCGTGGGCGAGATCGCTGGTCGGTCGAAAATCCGATTCCTGGTCGATCATGGGAACGAGCAGCAATATACCGACTACGGCGTTGCGGTGATCGATACCGCTGTCCGTCTGGCCGGCGTTTAAGGAGGTTTGACAGATGGCAACAGTTACTAAGAAATCGCTCCGACAGGAAATCTCTCACGCCGGGGCATTCGGCAATCGCTGGTCGCAAACCTATACGTTTGAGACCAACTCATCCGGCATCTTTGTCAGTTCCGACTTGGCAACGGCCGTACAGATCGGTGATGTGGTCCGGTTTGGAATCCTGCCTGCGGGAGTGCGAATCTCCGACGCCCTGGTCATCATCTCGGATGCCTTCGCCGCTACGACTACGTACAAACTTGGGTTTGCCTATGTTGATGGGGTCGATTCAACGGTGGTTCCGCAAGATGATGACTACTTCATCGTGGCGGGTACTGCATCGTCTTCTGCTGCTCGCACGCCGGCGAACAACACGGCGGTACGTCCGCTCACGCTTCCGAAGGATGCGTATCTGATCCTGACACGGGCAGGGGCTGCTGACTCAGCGGCTGGAATTATGGATGTCGTGGTCAATGGGACTCTGGTTGGCGTGTAACGCAACAGACGCCGGTGGCCGCAAACTTCCGGCGCGTTCGTTTGGAGGGGGAACATGCAAGAGACAAGAACTATTGTCTATATCGGACGCCGAGTGCACCACAAGGATGTGACCTACGGGACCGGGGAATGGGTTCAAGGACAGCACAAACTGGTAGACGTTGCGGTCGCGTTCAAGATGCTGCGCCATCCAGATGTGTATGAAGCCGGCGTTGTCGAGGCGGTTTCGACCGTTGTTGTTCCAGAGTTCAAGAATCGGGTTCCTGAGCATGAGTTGGAAGAGACCGTCGCGGCGCTGGATGCGATAAACACGATGGATCCGGATGCGCTGTGCGATTTCGTCTCGAAAAACTTCAACCAGAAGTTGGACCGGCGCAAATCGGTGGCTAACCTCCGGCGTGATGCATCTCTACTGGTGCATCAGTTTGGGGTTATGGATGACACTCGCTGAACTCATCAGCGCGTTTCGCGTCGATGAGCGCGATACCGTTGAGCCGTATCAATGGTCAAGACTTGATCTGGCTCGATGGTACAACGAGGCGGTTGAAGAAGCGGCCATTCGCAAAAGCCTGCTGCGTGAAAACCTAGAGTTTGTGTTGTCTGCCGGTGATTCTGAGGTTTCATTGCCACCACGAATCATCGAGGTGAGGACCGCTCGAATCGTCGAAGGCGGGGCTACTTACTGGCTTTCGCCCAGCAGCCGGCACGAGCAGGACAGGTTGTTCAGGAACTGGCGAGACACCGTTGAACGGCCGAGCGCATTTATCCACGACGACATATCGATCACGCTGAATCGGATCGTTTTGGCCTCTTCCGTGCTGAAACTGGAGTGCTGTCGAACTCCGGTGAATCCGATGGAAATCGATGAGGATGAGCCTGAGATCGCAGCGGTGCACCATCGTTATCTGGACGGATGGGTTCGGTATCGGGCCTACAGAGTGCCGGACGCGGACTTCATGGACAAAGACCGTTCAGATCGTGGGCTGGCCGACTTTGAAGACTATTTTGGCCGGCGGCCAACTGCAGACCATCGGCGGGACAACAACGCGGATCGGCCGCACAGGGTAAAGGCGTGGTGATGAATGGAATGACATCTGATCCTCGGGATCATGAAGCGTTCGTTCGAGAAATCGACTTGGGGGCATATGAATCCGCTGTGAGCAGCCTCCCGAGAGGAGTCATTCCGCGCCGCAAGGGGATGACGTGGAGGCAGCATCTGGGCGCCGAGATTGAAGCAATTGGGGGGAGAAAGCCGGCCCCGTATACCCCGCATTCAACCACGTGCTATCTGTTCCGTCATCCAGCGACGCTGAGCACGCATCGCTACCTGAACGAGTACCAGTTTTACGTCCCGCTCGAAAGCGATCCTGCTGACGGCACGAGATGGTATTACGGGATGTTCCTCGGAACCAGGAATGTGGCAGCCATGGTGCCGAGTATGAGCGACATCTGCCTGGCCAAACTGGCGAAATGCGTACCTCACACGTCGATGACGAAGGTCGGGACTTGGACGACTAGCCCCGCAAACCCAGCTGCTGGGGCGTTTAGCGTATCCGGGGCAGCGTATTCCGCGACGGCAGGAGAAACCGCATCTGGAGTCGTCCGCGGTCGAACTGTTGGACTTTGCACTCACATTTTCTAGGATGTTATACACACACATTGCAGATGCGCGGTTATGAGCATGAATAAGCTGAAGCTTCCGTCAATGCGCCTCGGGGCCTCAGCGGACATTCAGATTCGCATTGAGACAGACGAGATTGTTTTTGCTCTGATCGCGTCGATCAGCCGGTCTGCGCCGACGAGAATCGCGACTCAATCTGCGCACGGGTTGCTGGACGGGTGGCGCGTGTCGGTGGTCGACGCAAAGGGGATGATCGGTCTGAATGGTATAACGTCGGTCGAGGTCTCGGTCGTCGATGCCAGCGCCGTGGATCTGCGCGGCGTCAGCAGCCTCGGATTCTCGGCGCACACTGCCGGAAGCGGTGCGCTGAAGTGGTATGCACCCAAGGACCTCTCAGATTACACCGGCGCGCGCATGGACCTGAAGCGTGCCGTCGGTGGCGATGCGGTCCTCAGCCTGCACACCGACGACGGCACCCTGGAAATCGACGCGGCGGCCAGTTCTGTCTGGATTCGACTATCGCCGACAGCGCTTTCAAACGCTGGTGTGACGGCCCGCGATTATTACTTTGACATCGAGCTGATCCGGCCGGATGGCGTCGACGCGATTTGCGCGGCGACATCGACGGTCACGGTGCTCCCTGAAATCACCACTTCAACGTAACGAGGCAACTATGGCATCTGCAAACGCTGGAATCCTTACCAAGAGATTGGCTGACGCCTACTTTGGAAGCGGGACGTTCAAATTCATGTTGGTGTCCACGCTGCCGTCAGAAAGCGATCTGGACACCTTCGACTTCCGCAACGACGTGACCAATGAAGTCGCCGCGAGCGGCTCCTACGTCACCGGCGGGGCAACAGTGACATGCACAGTCGGCGCGTATGACGCGACGAACAACCGGACGCCCGTCACCTTTGGTAATCCGGCGGCCTTCACCGCCGCGACGATCAGCGCTGTTGGCGGGTGGCTTTACAGGGCGGTTGGCTCGGCAGCTACGGACGAGTTGATTTCGTTCGTCGATTTCGGCGGCACGAAGACCAGTACCGCCGACACTTTTACGGTGACGCTCTCAACCCCGCTGTATGTCAACCGATAACCAGGAGATGTAAAAATGCTTTCGGATTCTCAAATTGCCACGCTGCGCGCCGCTGTGCTCGCAGAACCCACACTGGATACCGCCCGTGCCAACGGCGACGATTATGCGATTGCCGCCTGGTGCAATTCCGCCGCCTCTCCGGCGTACAAGGTCTGGAATACCAGCACGCCCACATCGATCATCTATGACGCAATCACCTGGGGGAATCTGACCCCGCTCGATGCGGCCGACGGAACGGCCCTATTCACTAACCGGGCGCTGGCAGCGCAGGCCAAGCAGCTCAATCTGCAGATCCTGCTTCAGGGGAGAGAAACCCTGGCAACGGGGAAGCCCAGCATTCGCACGGGGCTGCAAGATGCGCTGACGAATTTGCCGACCGGATCGGGCGGGGCACTGATCAGCGCCGGCTGGACGGCTGTCAAGACTGCGATTCAGCGCGACGCCACCAACGCCGAGAAGATTCTGACCAGCGGTGCCGGAACCTCCGCAAGCCCGAGCACGCTGGTATTCGAGGGCAAGGTGACGTCGGATGAAGCGTCGCTTCTGCGGTAATCCCCATGACCACGACCACCCTGACTAAATCCGCTGGCATCGCCCTGCTGCCGCACACACAGTGCGCCACGGCGACCGTGACCATTGGCAGCCCCGTGGATGTCTCCACCAAGCTGGGGCCTGCAACCGCGTTCATCAAAATGGGGCGGACCATTGCCACCGCCCTCACCAATCAAGTGCGATTCCGCATCGAAGGCTCTCCGAAAACCAGCGGAAACGATGAATGGGTTCCAATTTATGAGTGGCAATCCCTCAACGGAACCACGGCAGCCAGCAAGACGACGCTGAATGACGCCGCGTGCGACGCCGGGGACACCTCCTTCACGCTGACCAGTGGAACCGGATTCACCGCAGGTGATGTGATTTACCTGCGCGAGACCGGGACCCCGGCCAACAGCGAATGGTGCCGAGGAAAATCCACCTCAACCAACACCGTGACGATTGAGGAAGCGCTGACACGCGGGCACACCAACGGAATCGACGTAACCGACCTCGCCGAGATATTCTCCATTCCGATCGATCTGTCCGGGCAGGTGCGCGTGCGCCTGGTAGTCGATACTGCCAGCGCGGCATCCGGGCAGACAGTGGACTGCATCGCCTGGATGGTGACGGCGGATAGCGCCAGCACCGCCTAGCCCTCGCCTGTGTCGCTGATCCTCACCGCCGATCGTACCCGTCAGCCCATCGGCGCGGTCAGGCTCAACCGCGCCCATCCGCTTGCGCGCGGGCTGGTGTCGCTGGCCAGCGCGGGCAGCGGACTCCAGGATCTGGCCAGTGGTCGCACCGGGACGCCCACCGCCCTCAGCGGTGGGCTGACTCCTCTTGGAAGATCGTGGAATTTTGACGGCAACACCACGCTCATTGACTACGGGCTGCCGACCGATCTGCCAGACCTCTCCGGCACCTATACGATGGCCGCCTGGGTGGTGGCCAACACCAGCTCTCCCGCACGGACGATCGCACAGCTCTACGACGGAGTTCGGAACACCCATATTTGCTACGTCCCGAATAACAGCTATCTCGGACTTGAATCTGCCGCCGCGGGAAGCGGGCTATCGGTCGCGGTTTCAAACGGCCGCCCCTGCTTGATCATCGGGAGTGCGATCGCAGGCGCCCCGATCGATGTCTACGTGAACGGCGTTCGTGGGCAGAACAACGGGTCATCGGGAATCACAGCCTCCACTCAGGCAGGGTACACCCTGGGTAAACGGATTGGGGGGACTTCATTTGGCGGGCAGCTTCTTCTCGCCGCGGTCTGGAATCGGTTTTTGACCGTCGAAGAGAAGCTTCTGTTCACCCGAAATCCTTGGGCGATGTTCAAGCCTCGGCGGATCTGGATAGATTACCCCATCGCTGCAGGAGGGAGCGTTTCTGCGGAAGGCAGCCTCCCGTCGATCTCGCTGTCTGCCGCGACCGGATCAGCCACGGGCGCCGCGACGGCGAGTGCCGCTCTCCCCGCCGCATCACTCTCTGCACCTACTGGGGCGGCAACTGGATCGGCAAACACGGGAGGAAGCCTTGCGCCGCTGTC